TAGCCTTTTGCTGCGATTTGGGTCCGCGGTGATCGTCGGCGCCTTCGTGCTCGGCATCATCGGTGTCGTTCTGGTCCGGGAGGGGTGGCAGCGGGCCAGGCTCAAGATCTTGATGCGCCCGCCGCGCCTGTGAACAACGCCACGATGTTTCGGCACAGGCCCGCCGCCAATTTCTGCCGGACGTTGCGCTGTAGCGGGATGGACAGCGTGATGATCTTCATGCCCGCCGCAGCTCGCCGCACAGCTTGATCGCGCGCAGTAGCGACGGATTGAGCCGGACGAAATGGCCAAAAGCCTCGCCGGTCAGCAGATCGAAACTCGCCCGGCGAGACTTGTCCCCGGCAGGATCAAGCGAAACGCCTGCGCCATCATTTCGGCCTCGGTCTCCCCCATCGGCTCAATCACCGCCAACACCCGCTCGCGGAAAAACTGATCAGTCAATTCGTGCAGCTTCTCCAAAATGTCCAGCCGCGCATGATCGCCAATCGAGGCAGCCGCAAGCCCACGCTTCGCATACGCCACCATCAGCAACACATGCCGATAACCGGGCGGAAACATCTCCACCATCTCGGTCGCAGTCAGTCCCGGAGCGCTCATGACGCGGCCGAAGAAGCCGGCGGGGTGACGTCAACAACCTCACCCTCGATCGTCGGGCGCGCCGGCAGCGGTATCCCAGCCCGCGCCGCAAGCTCAGCAATCCGCGCCAGCACCTGCTCAATCCGCGCCTCGCTCGGCCCCCGGCTGTCCTGAACTGTCACAGTCACCCCCGTCTGTACCGGCAAAAACCGCTCCAACAGCATCGAGACCGCGCGGCCATGATCCTTATGTTCCGGGTCCTTGATGAGCCGCTCGAGCGCCGGAATGGCAAACACCGGCAACAGCCTAAATCGGCGCCGCGCCTCCTCCTCAATCGCCTCCGCAACCCGCTCGTCGCGAACCATCCGGGAGGCAACCACCTGCAGCGAAGCGTCGTTGCTCACAAACCCCGCCGTCTTGATCGCCCACAACAGCCCTCCCTTTCGCGGCGCATCAAACAATGCCGACACAAACAGCCGCCACCGGTCGTTCGGTAGGAGCTTCATCTTCTCGCCCCACCCGCCCTCCGGCTCAATTTGCGCCAAATCAGACCGCGGCTCAGTCATCAATCCCGTCCCGCTCATCCCGGCGCTTGATCAGCTCGTCCATGATTATTAGCCGCAGAAAATCGGCCATCCGCCGCCGGGCCCGGCTAGCCTGCCGTTCTATCTCCAAACGCACCTCCAAAGGCAGCCGAAGCATGATTTGGCTGTCCAAATTGCTGTGAAATTCGCTTTTCATGCACCGACTTCTACCCATAAGACACATTCGCGCAACGCACCGTATTGTCTCGTATCCCAAAGACAGTTCCCAACGCCGTCTCGCGAGGGGGTGAGCAGCTCGAATTAGAGCGGGTCGGCGATTTTCCCCCTACCCCCCATCGAGCCGGAAAGGTGGTCAGACGGCCATGGGAAAACCTGGCGCAGAACCAGCATTGCGCCAGCGATAGGCGCGCGCCGAACTCAGCGGAGGCCGTGGAGCGGTTCGGGCATAGCGGGGCTGTCTGACACCCACCTGATCATCAGGCGCATCAGCGGGCTCGGCTGAGGCCAAGCGACACACAGGCCGAAATGGACCAGCTCACGCGGTAACGGCGAGGGTAGCGGTCTAATGAACCGTTGCAGATCGGAGCGGAATGCTTGTCAGATCAGCAGCATCTCAATGCTCGAGCAGTCGAGTGCTACCGCGGTTGCTACCATTTGAGCCGGCAAGGTGCCGCCCAACCGGAGCCCCCGCTCGAGCCGGCGGCGATTGTCGGAGGTTAGGACACGTTCGTGGCGTTGAGGACATTAGCGCGCGGTCCATCTCGATGAGCTGATACTGCCCCTTGGCCGGCGGCGACTGCCTATCCCATTCTGGGGTGTAGCTGCGTACAGCGTGCAGCTACCCCTATGGGTAGGCATGGGGGTGGGCAGCACGCTAGCTGCACGGTAGCTGCACGGTAGCAACACGGGGAGCTGCACGGTCGCGGGTGACGCCTATTTGCTCGCGATGCGCGATGCTGGCCGTGATGGGCGGCCGTAGTTTTCGACATGGATTTTGCTGTCGGCGAAGAGCCGCCGCATGGCGGCCTCGAGGTCTGATTTACGCAAATGGGCGGTTTTGGCTTCGTCTTCTTTAGCAAAGACTGCCGGGCCGAAGTTTGGGGCGGTCGTTTTATCGCCGACGTTGCGCCCTTCATTGGCGAAGCGTTTCAGGAGATCGAGGAACACGCGATCGGCTTTGGCCTCGCGGGCGATCTTATCGAGCCCCGCCATGCCCGGCTCGGGCAGGAATAGACCCTGCCGGTAGCGCACGAGGATGGTTTCACCTAGCGGACCATATTGGTTCTTTTTGAATTCGAACTGGCGCAAGCCGTCGTCGGGCTGTTGCTGTTCGTCGTCGGTATTTTTCGGGCCGCTTTTGAGATACTGCCGGAACCGGAAGGCACCATGCCATGCGGTTGAACCGGATATGCCGCTGCCCGAGGTGATGCCGCTCAAGCTTGGATGGCTAAGGACGGTCACTGAGCCGCCGGCCACCATTGCCAAGGCCTGCATGTGCATGGCGAAGGCGTAGACCTGTACGCGATCGATCTCGTTGCCGGCGAAGGCGCGGGACAGCGTGTCGACGCTGATATTCCTCGGCTTGACGTCGCCAGCGGCCTCGTAGATTTGGCGGTAGAGTGCTGTCGTTTCGACCCTGCCGCTCTTGCCCGTAGCCGCACACAACGTTGCATCTTCGCCAAGCTGACAAAGCACCCTTAGACCGCCGGCGATCAGCTCCTTAAATGTCACACCGTAATGGGCGGCGATGTCATAGAAGCGGATGTGAATTTCCTTTTGGTCGTCCTCGGCGCCGAGATAGAACGCCGGGCCCGGTTCCGGCATTGAGCCGAGCCAGTCCTTGGCGGTCACGTGGGCAACGTCCTTCATCATTTCGATGATGCTTTTGCCGGTTCCTCCTTCTCCAGAGAACAGCCCGGCCTGGTTGGCCGGAACACGATCTCGAATGGTCCAATCGCGTTCGGGCCGGGGCTCGTTGTCCCAATTCGACATATCGAGCCAGCGCAGCGGTGTCACTGTCTCGGCGCGCTCGCCGCTGCTCGCATCGCTCTCGCTGGCTTGCGGGTGCTCCTCCTGGTGCTGCTCTTCCCGCTTCTCTTCCTCCGCCCCGCGCGGCGCCCACGGCTTGGCTTGTCGCAGCAGCTCATCGAGTTTTTCGCGCGTGCCGCCGGCCTTGACCCAATCGAGAATGTCACCCTTCGGCGGCAGGTCCGGCAGCTCGAGGACGTGCACGGCTGCGGCAACGCCTTGCAGTGATGCGCCGACCACATCAGCATGGTCGCGGCCAGTCTTGTCGTTATCCGGCAGGATCACAACTTCGGCGCCGCGTAGGAATTCGGCGTGCTCGGCTTTCCAATGCTTTGCGCCTTGTGAACAACAGGTGCTCGGCACATTCCACTTGCGCAACAGGTCGACCTTGGCCTCACCTTCAACGATCAGCACCGTGTATCCGCTGCCGATCGCCTCGATCAGCTCGGGCAACCGATACGGTATGACGCGAACGCCATCGACGTTGTATATCCACTTGCCCGGATTATCTGGGTCCGGTCGCTTTTGCTTGAACGTTTTTTTGCGCTTGGCGTCTTTCAGAACGAAGGAGCCGTCCCAGTTCTGAAATTCGATGCGGCCAACCGCGAATAACGTCTTGCTGCTCTCGTCCTCGTAAACGAATGTTGCTCGCGTCACTTCCCGCGGCTCAGGTATGTGATCCTTGCCATTTGCTTTTGGCGGCGGCCCGTTCAGCCGCTCGGCCGCCGGTGTCGGTTCAATTCCATCAAGCCACGCAACAAAATCTACTCCGGCGTGGCCCTTGGCACCGCAGCCGCGGCAATTGAAAACTTGTTTGCTGACGTTGATCGCGAAACGGTCATCGCCCGCGCATTTTGGGCAGGGTCCGACGAACTCGGCACCTTGCCGTTTCAGCTTGATACTGCGACGCGCGCAGATTTCCTCGATCGGGACAGCGCGAGCTTGTGCAAACCAAGTTTCGAGGGCGGGGTCGGTCATGCGCTGTCCTCAGGCTGGCGCTCGGCGACATGGTCCAACCAAAAATATTTTTTAGGTCGAGCCAGATTATTTTTTCGGCTAGCCGCAACGGCGGCTTATTTCTCATTCTTTCGCGCAGCAGTTCGGCCGTGCGGCGAACGAGTGCGTCACGGTCAATGTCGACGGCAGCGTCGATAAAAGCACGTCCCGCTCTGCGATAAATGGCTTCGGCGTAAATCACATCGAGCAAGAGCTGCGCGGCAACATCGACGCTGCGCGGGCTCTCGACATAACCGCTACCGCACCGGCCGCGGTCAGAAACTGGCGGGACTGACGGCAACTTCACGGCTGCCGGTCCGCGTGTTCCTGCTCTGCTGAAACGCAGCGCAGCCCGCATTGCCGCAAAGCAAATTTTAAAAGCCTGCGGAGCGCTTTGATCGCGTCAACGCCGCGCGGCGCGCGCAGCCGCACCACAAAGATCGGCTCCGGCGCGGCCCTGCTCATGTCGGAAGTCACGCGGCCGGCTGCTGTTCGGCGCCGAGTTTGCGCTCGATCGTATGCCTCGCGATGCGGATGAGGCGGCCCATGCGAAAGCTGTCGATCTCTCCATGTTTCACGGCTTCGTAAGCAGCCCAGCGCGACATCTGAAAAATTTCAGCCAGGTCATTGACCGTGAAAACCGTGTGGCCGTCCCACTTGGCAGCGAGAACGGCTCTGCCGCCGCGGGGGTTTTGGGAAATTCGCCTAACCCTGTGCTGCAAATCGACATTTCTAGTTCCTTTGCTGTCTTAGTTCGGGGGGCCGGCATTTTAGTTCCTTTGCGGTCTTGTGCGGTTTAGTTTGACCTGCTTGTTCCGGTATGGTAGGGTCGTTTATCGAAGGTGTTGGGTCACTAATGTATTTTAATGGGTAGTAATAATGGCGAAAACAGGGCGACCGCCGGGGAAGAGCATGGCGGAGCAATTGAAAATCAGTCTGCCGACCGATCTTCGAGAGAGGTTGGAGGCAGCAAGTGCCGCGTCTGGCTTCTCTCTCGCGGCGGAAATCCGAGAACGTCTTAAGTGGACGTTCGCCGACGATCTTGTGGACAAACCCACACGCGAGTTGCGCGAGGCGGTGCTTTGGATCGCCGACGAACTCAGCCGTCAGGTAGGTGCGTTCGGGGCTTATTCGCCGAGAGGGCGCGAGGCACTCGGGCAGGCCATCCAGCATTGGCTGGAGATCACGACGCCCCCGCCAACGGGCGCTGCCTCCGACCTATTTGGTCCGGACGATCCAGCGACGCTCGGCCGCTCGATTGCACGGACCTATCAGCACTTCAAAGCGGCCGTCGAGCAATCCACCAAATCACTACGACTGAAACATATGAAAGGGGGTAAGTCATGAAAGGCAGCATCCGCGAGCGCTCGCCCGGCCATTGGGCGATCATCCTCGATCTGCACGACGACAGGGGAAATCGCCGTCGTAAGTGGCACAGCTTCCGAGGCGGAAAGCGTGAAGCGCAGGCCGAAGCCGCCCGGCTCATCACCGAGCTGAAATCCGGCGGCTACGTCGAGCGTCACCGACAATCACTGAACGAGTTTCTGGATCGATGGGAGCGTGATTGGGCCGTCCCCAATCTGTCGCCGAAGACGTGCGAGAGATATCTTGAATTGCTGCGCCTGCACGTCAGGCCGCACCTCGGCGGGAAAGCTATTCAGTCAATCGGCGTCCAAGACTTGAACGCTCTGTATGCCGACCTGCATCAAAGGCTCGCGCCGCGCACGATCAAACACGTGCACCGCCTATTGCATCGCGTGCTCGGCCACGCCGCGAAGTGGGGCACCATCAAGCGCAACGTTGCCTCCTTGGTCGACGCGCCGAAGGTGCCGGTGACGGAAGCTGCCGTGCTGCGGCTCGAGGAAATCCCCAAGATGTTTGCCGGCCTGCGCGGCCGAATACTCTATCCGATCGCCGTGACCGCTCTCGGCACCGGAATGCGCCGTGGCGAGCTCTGTGCACTACGCTGGCAAGATGTCGACCTCGAGGGCGGAGGCCTCCGGGTCGAGCGGTCGCTCGAGCAGACGCGCGCCGGCTTGCGGTTCAAGGCGCCGAAGTCGGCTCGCAGTCGGCGGACCATATCGCTCTCGCCGGCGGTCGTGGCCGAGCTACGGGCACATTGGAAGGCGCAGCAGGAGCAACGCCTGGCGCTCGGGCTCGGCAAGGCGCCGCCGGATGGACTGGTATTCGCAACATGGCAAGGCAACCCGCGTCAGCCGAACAAGCTCACCATCGAGTTCGCGCTGGCGATGCAAAAGGCAGGACTGCCACACGTCACGCTGCACACGCTGCGGCATACCCACGCCTCACAGCTGATTACCTCCGGCATGGATATCCTCACCGTCAGCCGGCGCCTCGGCCATGGCTCGCCGGCAATCACACTGAATGTTTACGGTCACTTGCTAAGCTCGCAGGATCGGGCGGCCGATATCATGCAGGCGATGCTGGCAAATGCGGGGGTTGAAGGGTAGCAAATCGGTAGCAAATCGTGTTTTGTTCCAGCACAACAATCTCCAAGTGCTTGATATTGCAGGGCTGTCAGTCCTGGCCGATCTAGAGGTGTGCGGGCTGCCGAACCGCATCTACTTCGGCGAACGGCTCGAGAGCGTCATCGCGGAGGTGCGGCGCGGCGGGCCTTCGGCGGCCGTGTTCTACATCGACCTCGATCACTTCAAGGACGTCAACGATACCCTCGGCCACCACGTCGGCGATGCGCTCATTCTCAACGTCACTCAGCGCCTGAGCCGCGTGGTGCGCGGCCACAATCTGGTCGCCCGGCTCGGCGGCGACGAGTTCGCCATCATCACCTCCTGCCCCTC